CCTGTTAATCGAAGCGACGCGGAAGCACACCTTGTGCCGTAGGCGTCGGCAAGATTTTTAATTACCATAAATTATTTTTTATAATTTATGGTCTTTTCGGGGACCCCCCTTTAGGGGGGCGCCTCCGGCGCCGAAAACGGGCATTAATTCTAAAAATTAATTTTTGGGAATTAAAAATTTGCCCGAAGGGAACGACGTGTGCGATAGCTAGCGTAGATCCCATTAAAATAGAATTAAAAATCCTCTAAGTCACTTTCAGGAATAAAGGGGTAATCCTCTTTCATTATTTTTTGGTACATATCCATATCGTTATCGATTTCAGTAATAACCCATCGGTCCTTGCTAAGTAGTTCTGGATTCTCAGGCGGGAAATTGGCAAATACAAAAACATGAGGGGAATTAAATACTTTAGTCCCCGTTTCATACTTGGTATTACATACCATACCGTTTTTTATGCTTTCTAATGAAGCATATGAAATATGACCTTTATTAGCACGCGGTATATCAAAAAATACCGCTTTACATTCATCCATATCTTGGTTAAATACCAGATTCATGATGTCGCTATGTTTCCCGCCTGAGCAGAATAATACTTTATGTTTAACTATCATATACTTGATAAATGCGGATTTACCGATGTTACCATTACTGTCCCAGTACCAATAAATGGTTCTGTCATCAGGTTCTGACTCGTAAAGAGTTTCTACACGCTTTTGCCATTCACGTAAGGTTTCAATTACCTTAATAGGTTTAGGGAATCCCCATTTAATAAAGTCACCGTCTTTGGAACAGTATTTTACATTCTGTTCCTCATTGCCTTTACAGGCTTCAAAATGAGGTTTACCCGTAATTTTTAACTCGGTGATACGTGACCTTTTTTTAAGTTTAATGAAACCTTGTAAGTGGGGGGTACCAGTGGTAGGGCATACCTCTTTTCCTAAAATACCCTTGACTGAAATTTCTTTCAGTTCAGTGACCAATCGGTCATAATTATTTCCATAATTTGGAATTGTGAAGCAGTAAAAGGTATGCTTTAATAGAGACGGAGAAGTACCAGTATTACCTTCTCCGTCTCGACCACTTTTGACCAATAATTTCATTTTTTTATATATATAGAATATATATTTCTTTATGCCCTTTAAGCGTCGCTATGCTCGTAAGACTGGAAATCGTAAACGAAAGGTCTCAAAGAAACCTCGTGTGCCTCGTGGTGTCCGTACTTACGTTAATCGTGCTATACGTCGTAATGAAGAGACTAAACTATCCACCGTTCAATATACTTTAGCTAATTTTAATTCTAAAATTAATGCTACTGGTGACCTGATAACTTTGTTACCTCAGATTGGTGTTGGAGTAAATCAAAATAACCGAATTGGTAACTCAATTCGTCCTGTAAGGATGGAAATTACTGGATACGTAATTTATGCTACACAAGCAACAACCCTAAATCTAGACGCAAGGATGATTGGAGCTAGATTATTTTGTTTTCAAGATAAAACATCAAGGTCCTATGCTAATAGTATATACAATTATAATTTACTTAATTTAGGTGGAACTTCTTCAGTTTTCGACGGTACTCCCTTAGACTGGGTTGCTCCTCACAATAAAGAAACCTTTCAATGGTTTGCCGATAAAAAGTATAAGATTATGAAGCCTTTCGGCTACACTAACAATACTACACCGAGTACTAGCAATGCTATAACGGGAATGGACCCATCAATGTTCCATCCGTTTAAAATAGTTTTGACTCAAAAACATATGCCATCGGTGTTAAAATACGATCAAGGTGATAACCTAACGTATCCAACAAACTTTTCGCCATACTTGGCATTAGGATATTGTGATCTTCTTAATGTAGGAGCAGATGTATCAACAACCCAGCTATCAATGGAATTCAATTGTACACTGTGGTACAAAGATGCTTAAAGACATCCTCCCCCCCCTAAATAGAATGAAAAATCCTCTATAGAACCCTGTTAATCGAAGCGACGCGGAAGCACACCTTGTGCCGTAGGCGTCGGCAAGATTTTTAATTACCATAAATTATTTTTTATAATTTATGGTCTTTTCGGGGACCCCCCTTTAGGGGGGCG